GATCAAACAATACCGCCTACAAGTCCAAAACGTACTAAAAGATATATTGCAGAAGGTTTTACTTATGTTAAAAATATGAATAAGTGGGAAGCAGCAGAAAGTTTTTGTAAAGATCGCGGTTGGGAGTTTCAAATATGGACAGAAAAAACATTACAAGAAATGAAATTACTAAAAGGACCGGTTCCCGGAAAACTAAAGAAGCTAACACCATACAAACCTTTTCGAAAAAAGCGTAGAAAAAAGTTATAAATAGTCTTATGAGTAACTTATTTCAAAAACTAGAACTTGAAGCTTTTCGTGCAGGAATTAATCCTCGTACACAAGAATCACGTGATTGGTTTCGTAAAAGAATACAAAGACTTACAAGAGTTAACCGTGATGCTTTAATGAGAGAAGATGAAATTAATCGTAGAGCATCTCATAGTTATGGTTCTATGTTTATGTACTTTTATGATCCTAAGCATAAAGATAAATTACCTTTCTACGACAGGTTTCCATTAACTATACCAGTTGAACCTGCTTCTGGCGGATTTAGAGGAATCAATTTACATTATCTTCCTCCAGTATTAAGAGCGAAGTTTTTAGATGCATTATTAGATGCAACCAATAACAAAAAATATGATGAATCAACAAGATTTAAATTAACATACGATTTGTTAAAAGGTGCACGTAAAATGAGATATTTTCAACCATGTTTTAAACATTATTTGCTTGCACACGTTAAATCACGATTTGCTGAAGTGCCTGCACCTGAATGGGAAATAGCAGCATTTTTACCTACTGCACAATGGGAGAAAGCGTCTGCAGGAACAGTTTATCAGAATTCAAGGATGAAAGTAAATGGCTAATAGTATTGAAGATATTAAAGCATTAATGAACACCAAGTTAGGTTTTGCAAGACCTAACAAGTTTTTAGTTACATTACCTACTGTAGGAGTTGGCGGTGGTTTACTAAATGGTATAATAGGTGCATTCAGTGGAATGGGTGGAGGTGCAAGTCCAAGAGAATTAAACATACTATGTTCAAATGCAACCATGCCAGCAAAACAAGTACTCACTAATGATAGAAGAATTGGAATGGAATTTCAAAAAGTAGCTTATGGCTATGCTGTAGATGATGTAAGCATGACATTCTATTTAATGAATGACTATGGAATAAAAGATTATTTTGATAGTTGGAGAAGTACTATACTCGATGAGTTTGGTCAAGCATCTAACTACAAGAACGAATATGCTAAAACAGTAACTATACATCAATTAAGACAACCATTGAAAGGTTTTAGCAAACAAGTCGGGCCAATAAGATTTAATGCTGGTCTCGGCGGAGGAAGTGTCTATTCAGTAGATTTACTTGAAGCTTTTCCTATAGCATCAAGTGCGATTGAATTGAACAATGAACTCGACGGTTTAGTGCAATTATCAGTTACATTTGCATATACAAACTGGAGAAGAGCTAGTGGTGGACAAAACTTTATCAACATGGATATTGATACACCACTTGGCGGAATTGATATAATATAAGGAGTAAAACATGGCGTTGCCAGTATTGTCCAATGACAAACCAATGTATGAAGTTGTGGTACCTTCGTCACAACAAGCATTAAAATTTAGACCTTTTCTGGTTAAAGAACAGAAAAGTTTATTAATAGCATATGAATCTCAAGATATGAAACAGATTTTAAATGCTATGTTAAATTGCATAGAAGTGTGTGTTCCTGGGATTAAAACTCAAGAACTTGCAACATTCGATGTTGATTATATTTTTACACAAGTAAGAGCAAAATCGGTTGGAGAAACTACCACTATATTATCTGCGTGCGTAGAATGCAATGAACAGAATGAAGTTACAATTAATTTAGAAGATGTTGCGATGAAGTCGAGTGATGTTAAAACTAAAGTAATTCCAATAACAGATCAAATTAGTATTCATATGAAATATCCTACATACCAAGAAATGTTGAAAAATCCAAACTATATGAAACAAGATGGTACACAAACAGAATTGTTGTTTGAATCTATAGTATCTTGTATGCACTCTGTGCAAACTGGTGAAGATAATGTAGTGATAAGTCAAGAACCTAGAGAAGAAATAGAGAAATTTATTAACTCATTAAACACTGATCAACTAAATAAAATAACTTCGTTTGTTGAAACTATGCCAACTATGACACATGAAGAAAAGTTTCAGTGTAAAAAATGTAAACATGAAAACACAGTTGAACTGAAAGGCTTACAAGATTTTTTTTAATTAACCTCTCTCATGAAACCTTGGAGAATTACTTCAAGACTAATTTTTTAATGATGCAACATTTTAACTATTTATTATCAGACTTAGAAGAAATGTTACCGTGGGAGAGAGAGGTATATTTAATGTTACTAAACGAGCATTTAGAAGAAAAAGCTCGAGATGAACAAAGGCAGGGAATATGACCACAACACTAGCAGAAGTCAATGCAACCTTAGGAATAACTAATATTGCTTTATCAAGTGTAGCTAAAGAACAGAAACAAACGAACGAAGGTATTTCTAAGTTTGTGGATTTCATGAAAAGTAAAGACACACGTGATAGAAGAGAGGATATAGAAGACAAAAGAGAAACAAAAGCTTCTGTACTAAGTCGTGTTGGTGGTGCTGCTGGTGCTGCAGGTGGAGCTGCAGTTGGACTTGGCAAGAAAGGATTAGATTTAGGTAAAGGATTATTTGGAGGAATAGGCAAAATATTACCTATAGGACTTGCCGGTGCATTTTTAACAAGCTTACTTGGGTCGAAACTTTTAAGAGGTGGTGTTGCAGGTTTAGGGTTTATGTTTGGAGATCAGATAGCAGAATTCTTAACTGGACCTAATGCAAAGAAAGAAGTTAAAGACATGGTTTCTGGTGCAGTTAAAGGTGGTGCACTTGGATTTTTACTAGGGCCAAGATTTGGATTAATAGGTGCTATATTAGGTGGATTGCTTCAAAACAACGAAATAGACAAACAGGCTGGCAGACTATTAACTAATCTAAAAGATTTTGAAATACAATTTCCTGCACTAGGTAATTTTTTTACAGGATTGACTGGAGCAATAGGTAGCGGATTAACGAGTATTAATAATTTATTAGAAGGTAACAGTGAAAATAAAGTTGCTGATATCGCTAAGAGCATTGCTTTAATAGGAGGTATTGCAGCGTTATTTATGCCCGGGAAACTCTTTGCATTATTGGCAGGAGCTACAAAACTTATGATGAGAACTCCAGCTGGATTAGCTTTATTAGCTATAGGTGGAGGTGGATTATTAGCAAATAAGTTAATGGGTAATGAAGTTACTGAAGGCGAGATAGATCCAGTTGCAACCGGATCGGGTGCACTTCTTACTGCAGGCGGATTATATGCTGGTAAAAAAGGTATTGATAAATTAAGAGGTAAGCCTACTGGTGGAAAAGCAGCAGACATTGATCCAGCAAGCAAAGGATTACGAGGCAAAGGCGGTGCTGAAGGAAGAATTGATAAAGGCTTAATGAAGTCGCTAAGAAAATATCCAAGACTAGCTAAATTTCTAAAATTTGCTGGAAGGTTCGGTGGTTTAGGCTCATTAATAGGCATAGCTGAATTAACTAATATGGCAAGAACAGGAAACCTTACGGCAGATGCTATAGGTGGTTTATTTGGTGGTATTCTTGGTGGAGTCGGTGGTACTAAATTAGGTGCACTTATGGGAAGCTTTTTCCCTGGCCCAGGCACAATCATAGGCGGATTACTCGGTGGTGGATTTGGTTATTTAGCCGGTGACAGCATGGCAAAAGCACTAGGACAATGGATGCTAGGTAAAAAGGTTGATGCTTTTGGATTTGGTTTTGGATGGGCAAATGATTTATTCAATGGCGCAGATTCAGCAGCCGCATCTAGATCAACTGCAACAAGTGATTTACCAACTAGCACAGTTAGTAAAAGCCAATCAATGAGTGGAATACGAAATCAGTTTGAAGCTAATAGGAATGCTGGAGGAGTTACAGCTAATACTATAGACCCTACAGGAAATACAGATGCTGGAAGTGTGAGCGTTGTAAACTCTAATAATAACATTACTAAT